CCCAGCGGACATACCGGGCAAGTAACGAACTGCGCAATGCTTCACTCTACGTCCTGCGGGGCTCCCGCAGCGGAAAGGTTTATAGAGTGCCCAACACACGGGCTACCTATAAGGCATCCGCTCCCGGAGAGCCGCCAGCGGTCAGAACCGGCGCGTTCCGGCTCTCGTGGGGGACGCATGTCCATGTAGAACGGAGTGGTGCGCACTTCCGGGCGGTGGCCGCCATTGAGAGTAAGGAACGTGCTGGCGGACATCTGCTGGGCGAAATGCTGGAGAACGGCACTGGAAGGATGAAGCCAAGACCTTATAAGCAGAGAGTTGTTGACAGGGCGCTGCCGAAGGTAAAGCAGATTTACAAAAAGCCCTATAAGGGCGGTTAGGAGGACAGGCAATGGCACTGATTAAAAGCGCGACCCATGAGGAATTTGACCTCTCACAGGTCCGGCGCGGTGATTGCATCCGCGTCAGGAGGGCCGGGGACACCACGGCGAAAAACGGCTTTGTGACAGAGGTCTCAGCGAGCAAGCTGCGGCTTCTGTACTGCAACACGCAGAACAACGCCACCAGCTACCTTGATCTCAATGTAGCGGATGTGGCTATTGGCGTGTGGGAAATCTACTGGACGAGCGATTTCCAGACCGTCAACTATGAGAACAACTCCCCGCAGGCAACCGAATGAACCAGAGCATACGGCAGCTCATCCACGAGCAGGTGACGTCGGACACGCAGATAGCAGGAATGCTGGCAGCCTACAATGGTGCGCCAGCATTTTTCTATCAAAAATCACCAAGCGACAGCCGCAAAGGCTGGGGAACCCCACGCTATCCCCGTGCGGACTTCAATCTGGACACCCGTCACGACCCGGAGCGCAAAACGGCGGGAACGCTCACGGTAAATATTTGGTGTACCGCGGAATGTCCGGCCATTGGCGATGTAGACCCGGACAGGGCCATTGAGCAGCGTCTGATGGATCTGATCTCCGGCACGTTTTACACAAGTGCGGACCAGACAACCATCTGTGCGGAATGGGAGCGGTCAGACGAATTTGTGTATGAGGGCGGCTCCAATACAAAAGACAACACCCCGCCGGAGGTGTACGGGATCACCATGACCTTTGAATTGATGGAGTTCCCTGTCCAAATTTCCACAACGCCGGACCCGATACAGGGGTTAAACGCCTGGATAAAGGCGTACTTCCCGCCGGTAATGGCAATCGCCTATGACAAAATGCCGCCCATCTGGAAGCCGTCAGAGGAAGCCCCCGCAGTCTACTGGCGCTTCGAGGGGACGGCCAGTACCAGCCGGCAGAGCTATTCCGTCACATGGTATACCGGAACATTTGCGGCGCACGTCATCACAGAGAGTGTGACAGAGCGCAACAAGTGGACAAAAGCGATCATTGAACGGGCGCAGCTTGACGGAGAAGTCATTTTGACGGACACCAGCCCCATGTTCATTAACCGTATTGCAGTGCGGCACAACGCGGACCCGCTGCGGGAGGGACAAATTGCCCTCACAGGGCAGTACGGTGTCCTGCGGGTAGAGGATGCACAGATACGGCTTCTTCACCCTTATTACAACTGGGCAAATGAGTACAAACCACCAAATCCGAAAAAGGAGGGTTAAACAGTGGAAGCAACCTATAAGACGGCAGAACTCGCCGCAAAGGCGCGGCAGATGTTCGACACCACCCCCGAGGTGGTCAGCGTGGCTTTACGACTGGCCGGGAAAGAAACCTATACGGTCGATGAGGCGAAGCGGACCGTCCAGAGCTTTCTTAACAAGGAGGTAAAGTAAAATGGCCTCGTTTTTCATTATCGGGGAAAAGAAAACGCGCCCCGGTGTGTATTTCCGCTATGAGAACTGGGGAACGCTGCCCATCGCCGGCGTAGATGACGGCAAATGTGCGGCAGTGTTCCGCTCCAACTGGGGGCCGCTGGGACAGGCGGTTGTGCTGGAGCAGTATGAGGATATCGCCAAGCAGTATGGCGATGGCGGGGAGAACGGCACCACAGCCGTGCCGCTGGAGCAGTTTAAGGGCGGCGCACGGCTCGTCTATGCGCTGCGGCTTGGTACTGGCGGTACCCACGGCACCTATGAAATCAAGGATGCGACGGGGGAGAGCGTGGTACACCTCATTCTCAAATATCCCGGCAGCCGCAAGCTGGCGGTCACCATCCGCCCCACGCTGATGGATATGAGCGTCAGTGAGCTTCTGATCCTGGAGGATACTGAACAGCTGGAACGGCTGACGTTCAGCAATACCGAAAACAGCGTGGAGGCTCTGATGGAGGCGTTTGCGGCAGAGAAGAGCAATTACTTCACGCTGACCAAGCTGAAGGACAGTACCGAGCAGCTGGCCACCATCGACCAGGAGGAAATTGCAGGCGGTACTGACCCGAATGTGACCGTCAGCGCCTACAGCAAGGGCTTTGAGGTCCTGGAGGCGTACCGCTGGAACGTTATGGCGATCGACACGGAGGATACCGCTATTCAGATGGTGATGCAGCTGTTCCTCAACCGTATCTATGACGGCGGAAAGTTTACGATGGGTGTAATCGGAGAACCCACCACCATAGATTTCGAGACCCGGCTGAAACACGCCAGCGCGTACAACGACTACCAGATGGTGTATGTGGGGAACGGGTTCACAGATATTGCGGGTAATGTCTACGAGGGCTATCTGGCGGCGGCCCGGATTTCCGGTATGATTGCCGGTACTCCCAGCAATGAGAGCATCACCCACGCGGCAGTCACGGGGGCAACGGAGGTCACGGAACTGCTGACGAACAACCAGCATGAGAGAGCGATCCAGGCCGGCGTTTTGATGTTCAGCGTTTCGGCGGCCAACACCGTATGGGTGGAGCAGGGTATCAACTCCCTTGTCCTGCCCACGGCGAAAGAGGATATCGGCTGGAAAAAGATCAAGCGCGTCAAGGTGCGCTTCGAGCTGTTCCAGCGGCTGAACGACACCGTGGAGGTCCTGATCGGGCGCATCAACAACGACCCGGACGGCCGCATGACCGTCGTACAGGTTTCCAACGGCGTGTGCCAGACGATGGTGTCCGAAAAGAAGCTGCTGGCCGGGGCGCATGTTATTGTTGACCCGGACAACAAGCCGGAGGGCGACAGCGCGTGGTTCGTGGTCTATGCCGACGATATCGACGCGCTGGAGAAGATGTACTACACCTTCAAGTTCCGCTTCGCTCCGGAAGAAACCGAGTAAAGGAGGAATGACACATGGATGGATTGAACGACCAGAGTCTGCTTGACGTAAGAAAGTTAATTACGGGCAAAGACGGGCGGCTCTTCGTAACCACGAAGGCGGGAACAAACCTGTTTCTTGCGGAAGTGGATACCTTCCAGACGCAGATCAGCCCGGCCAATACGGACTATCAGCCCGTGGGCAGTGCGCTGGTCTATGCGGTCAACACGGGCTACAGTGTCACGCTGACGCTCACAGAAGCGGTGGTGCGGGATAACGTGATGATCTCGGAACTCATTACCGACCTGCAGAACGGCTACTTCCCGTCCTTCGACTTCCAGGGGAAAATGCGCCGGCGGGACGGACAGTCGGAGCGTGTGGTCTACCGCAACTGCGTACCGGACGGCTCCATCGACCTGCAGAACCTTAACCCCGGCGAGATCATTAAGAGAGCGTGGAGTTTCCGCGTCAACGCGACCCCGGAAATGCTCGAACAGTTTACGGAGGCCGACTGGGCTCCGGTGGAATAAAGGAGAAAACAGACCATGAATAAGAATACAATGCCTGAAGTTTACGATGAAGCCCCTGCCGGCGTGGAGACGCAGACCCAAGAAGATATCCTGATGGACGAAGCTGCTCTGCTCCGTGGGCTGATCGAGGCCGGTACTGAGAAGGACAGTGAGAGCGCCTACAAGCGGGTGCAGGTTCGCCGCAACGGGGTTCTGAAATTTGAGTTCCGCATCCGCCCTGTTTCCGAGGAGGAAAGTCTGGCCTGCCATGACAACGCTACGAAGTTCGCTCCCCGTAAACGTGGGCAGCCGAAAAGGGAGATCGAGACCAACGCGGCACAGTTCCGCTCTTGGCTGATCTACACCGCAACAGTGAACGAGGACCGGGCAAAGACCTGGGACAACAAGCAGGCGCAGCAGGCATTCAACGTTCTGCGTGGCGTTGATATGATCGACGCCGTTCTGCTCTCCGGCGAGAAAGACCGCATTATCGACCTTATCAATGAGATCAGCGGTTACTCCGAGGATACGGAGGAAACAGCAAAAAACTGATAAAAGCACGGGGGGAAACATACCTGATGCTTCTGGTGTGTGAGCGTTTTCCCCAAATCGGGACGATTACGGACTACCTGGCTTTGCCGCTTGGAGAGCGGGCCTTGTACGACCAGTACACACTGGACGCTGTCCAGGCGGAGGCCAAGCGCCCCGTGCTTAGAATTGAAGCGTCACGAGGGGGTGGGCGCAGGTGAACGATACCGTAACCGTAATCGATATCGTAGCCCAGGTCACGGACGAAACCGACAGAGGGGCCAGAAGCGCGGAATCCAACGTCAGCAAGCTGGAGCGTTCCATGATGAAGCTGCAAAAGCAGATTCAGGGTATGAAAGGCAAAAGCAAGCTGGAAGTGGCGGCAACGCTAAAGGATATGGCTTCCAAGGGTCTCCAGAATGTTGCGGCGGCGGGTAAGAAGATCGCCGGGAAGGTCTGGACGGTTACGCTGAAAGCTGTTGACCTCGTTACCGCCCCCTTCAAAAAAGTCTTAGGGCTGCTTGCAAGCCCAGTAACGCAGGCTGCGGCGTTTGCGGGTGTTTCGCTGGGAGTGGCGGACACAATAAACACGTTTAAGGACTTTGAGCAGGGCATGGCAAACGTCAAGGCCATATCCGGCGCAACCGGGGAGGAATTCGATGCCCTCTCGAACACCGCTAAACAGCTGGGCGAGAGTACAATGTTCTCTGCGGCACAGGCGGCCGAGGCAATGGAAAACCTTGCAATGGCTGGTTGGAAGAGTAAGGACATTGTAGCTGGTATGCCCGGCCTGCTCGACCTTGCCGCAGCGGGCAGCGTAGACCTTGCCACGGCGGCGGACGTTACATCGTCCGCGCTGGCGCAATTTAAGCTGGACGCGAGCGAAAGCGCAAGGGTGGCTGACGTACTGGCGGCAACCGCCACCAACAGCAAAACGGACATAGCAGGCCTGGGCGAGAGCTTGAAAATGGCCGGTACACAGGCGGGAGCGCTGGGGTACAGTATCGAAGACGCTGCTCTGGCTATTGGTCTGATGGGCAACGCCGGTGTAGACGCATCCAGCGCCGGTACCGCCCTGCGCTCCACGCTGGCCCGTATGGCAAAGCAGGAGGGTCTAAGTGCGGATGAATCGAACGCGGTAACGGAAGCGATGGATAAAGTGGGCGTATCTCTCACGGACGCACAGGGCAAATCGAAATCGCTTATGACGGTCATGAAGGAACTCCGCGCAGGATTCAAGGGCATGACCGAGACCGAAAAGGCCGCAACAGCCGCTAATCTCGCCGGAATGTACGCCCAAAGCGGATTGCTGGCCATCGTTGACGCCTCGGATGAAAAATTCGATGAGCTAGCGGCAGCGATTGCCAATGCGGAGGGCGCTGCATCCGAAATGGCAAAGACCAAGATGGACACCCTGCAGGGTTCTCTTTACTACCTCCAGAGCGCGGCGGAGGGCGTGAAAATCGCCATCGGTGAAAAGCTGAAGCCGTATGTCAAAGACCTTGTGGACTGGGTAACGGCCCATATGCCGGACATTCAGAATGCCGTGGGCGGCGCTGTTGATTTTATTACAGGTAAGATTGATAGCGTAATGGAATCAATCAAATCTCTGACGGGAAGTCAGGAATGGCAGAACGCTGAAACGCTGTGGGACAAAATAAAGCTGGCGTGGGATAAGTTAATCGCGGATCCATTTGACGCTTGGTGGAGCGGCACGGGCAAATCCTGGTTGGCCGAAAAAGCGAACAGCATTGGCGAGGGGCTGGGGACGGCAATCAAAACTGGAATCCTTGCCCTGCTTGGTATAGACGTCAGCGGCGCAGCAGCAGACGGTATGGACATCGGAAAATCGTTTTTCGATGGATTCATGGACGGCTTTGACTGGAGCGAAGTGTCCAAAAGGCTGGGAGAATCTCTCAAGGATGGATTGAAATTCCTGTTCAAAGACGCGGCAACCCTGCTCCCAGGGGGAAAAGAAGCCAGTGGAACCAGCGCATTGTCTGCGGCGGCTCTCGGCTACGGCGCATTGAAGGTAGGACAGATCGGTTACAAAGCCTATAAGGGCGGCAAGGCCGTTGTGAACGGTGTAAAAACCGCCGGGGATGTTGTAAGCGGCGTCAAAATTTTCAACGCAGCGGCAAACGGCAGCCACGCGGCGGAGAGCGCACTCGGTATGGCGCAGGCAGGACAGCTTGGGGCCGGTACGAGCTTTGGAGCGACGATTGC